ATGATAATTCTAAATGACCATTCGCATTTTGAATAGAAGACTCAAAAGCAATAGTTACTAAATAAGCATCGTTTGTTGCTTGAGGCCAAAATGTATCATTATCAAATGTAAATCCTATATCTCCATTTTGAACTACATTTCCTGCATTATTTGGTAATGCAACCTTAGTATTAGCGACAACATTAAATTCAGTAGAAACATATTGTGTATCGTCAACACGAATCCAACCCGTTGTTGGACCGCCCGTATTATTAATAGCAATTTCTTTCCAAATATTATTTATTGATATATAACAAATGTCCTCGCAAATAACTAATGCTCCATCTTCTTGTATAAGTGAAGACAATTCATTCATATTAACAACTTCTATTTGAGAATTATATTGACTATTAGCAATATTTCTTGGCTCGCTTTTCATACTGTTTTTATAGGTAGTTAAGAACGTGGTTCAACAGGTTTTTCTATTAATACCTCAGCCCAATAGTTTACACCAATATTAATTTGTAATAAATTTTCTTCACTAATAAAAGTCAATGTTCCTATTGGACTTGTTCTTTCATAATATCTTTCAAATTCTTCTCTGCTAATTACATTTACACCCTCATCTGTAGATGTTGAACGTATTTGTCTTGGTTTAACTGGTATTGGTCTAACTGGTTCTTCTGCCATAATTATTGATTTAAAATTTGTTTTACTTTTTCAATTATTTGTTCGTATTCCGTAAGATCATTTACCGCAGACATAGACTCTTTATGTGAAGCAAATTTACCCTCAATAGAAAATCCTTTAATGTTTCCGAGTTTTACTTGCTCCCATACTGAATCATTATTTACTTTCATGCTAATCATCCACGTTCCTTTTGGATTGGAAAAGTTGTATAGATTAGATTTGTCCATTTTTGGGTCCTCTACAATCCAAGATTCTACAACTGACATTCCATCAACTTTCATTTCATGCTCAAACGTAACATTATTTTGGTTGTTGTTGGATAAAAACATTTGCGAAGCCTTTAAAATGGTCTCAGCACTAAACCAAATGCTAAAATCTCCATGCTCTTTATCTCTTCGTGGAATCATTTTCTTTGGAATCAATACCGCTCCCATTAAAATGCGTTTTTCTTCATCTATAGTTTGCAATTCAACAAAGTGTTGGTTTAAATAAACCCAATCATCTTCAATAGCAGGAGACTTTACAACGGAAACTGCATAAACACCTTGCGTATTAGTCTCTTCGTTTAATATCATTTCTATAATTTCCATACTATAAATACCTTATATAACTATAATGTTGCATTTTGAACTCTGTTTCTATCTAAAGATTGAGCACTAGATACTTCTCCACTAACTACATACGCTTTTACGGGTTGTCCTGATAGACTAGCTAATTGATTTATAGGGCTATTACCTACTATATTAAACTGTGGTGTTATAATGCTTCCTGCTCCACCGCCACCACTACTTGCGCTTGGAATACTACTGCCAGAATCTCCACCTTCAAACTTTGTCTTAGATATCTTTACAATATTAGCTATACCCGCTGCAACAGCTATACCTGCAAAAACAGCTCCTAAGATTGGATTACCGGCACTCGCAAAAGCAGATTGAGCCGACTTATAAGTATCAATTGTAGCCGAAGCTATGTTAGCCGCTTTCTGTATCTTAAACGCTCTCTTTTGGCTCTTTAAAGAGTCTCCTGCGAAAGTCTCAGCTAAACTCGCTATAGCATTTAAACCGCCTTGAACAGCATCTACCTTTTGTGCTTGTAATTCTTTGGTCTTTTCTAAATCACTCTTATTAAATTCATCTGTTATAACACCAAGCTCTCTAGCTTTTGCTTCAGCTATAACTGCTTCTTGTTCGGCATTACCTAAAGCCGCTTGCTCTAATTGATAATACTTATCATTAACTAAAGTTATTTCTCTATCTCTATCTGATAAACTAGCTAAATAATTTTCCTCTTGAAGCAATTCTAATTGAAGTAAGAATTCGTTTTCTTGTGCAATACGATTGTTTTTTGCTTCCTGATTAATCTCGTCTAATTTCGCTTGCTTTTCCTCTTCAGTTGCTTGTTCTAATTCTGCATATTTTACTTTAATATCATTCTCTTCATTCTTTTGGGCGTTAATCAATTCTTTATTGTCAACTCCGTATTTCTTGGCATAATCTAAAAGTGCTTTATACTTTTCTCTAGATACATATAATTCACGTTCTTCATCACCCATTAAATTTAAATGATATTCCTTTTCGGCATCACGTATCTCTTGTAATGCACTCTTTCTTTCATCTGCATATTTTTGTTGTGCAGCTTGCCTTTTAGCTTGTGCTTCTTCAAAGGATTTAACATCTTGGTCTAAATCAAAATTCGTTAATTTCCTTCTCGCTTCTGTTTCTTTGCCAATAGAATCAGTCCATGCTTTTTCAGCTTCTTCTAATGCTTTTAAATTAGAGTTTTTATCATCTACTACTTGTTGATATATGGCATGTTGTTTTTTTACTTCTTCCTCTCTTTCTTTTAAGTTGTCTTGAATATTTTGCTTTATAATTTTATTTACTTCTTCTTCGCTTGCACCTCTTGATTTAGCTTGTTTAATTAATGTTTCAGTATATTGGTCATTATCCTCAACACTTTGATTTGATAATTCAGATATGTATTTCATTTGTTCAGCCGTTCTAGCCATTTGGTCTTCTAGTTTCTTTTGCTTTTTTTCAGCATCTTCAGAACTATCTCCAAATAAATCCATAGCACTAGCAACCTCTACTAATACTAAAACCAAAGCTCCAATACCCGTAGCCGCAATAGCTAACTTTAAAGTCTTCATTGCACCAACACTCTTCCCGACAACTAAGTTATATAGTTTCTGTGCACCCGTTAATACATTTTGAGCAACAGCCGTTGACATTATACTAGTACCCATAGCTTTAAATGCAGGAATTGCTTCCTTGATACCTTGGACACCTTGAGCAATAGCCATTGCACTTTGTACTTTCAATAATGTTTCCTCTACAGCTTCACCTGATACACCAAAGGCACCCATAACTCCTTGAGCAGTTTCAAAGGCACCCGTAACACCGCCTAATGCTCCACCCAACTGTTGAGACGTAGTCATAGATAATGCTTCAATATCCATATCTACATCACGAACTGTCTTACGCATTCCTGCAACAGTCTGAGCCATTTCTTTCCACTCTTTAGTGTTTTGTTGGCCTGCATGAGCCATTAAGATTAATTGATCTTCAAGCTCTCCCATTTGAGTTGTTAATGGAATAGCCTCTGCATTAACATCATGTAATACCGATTCTAACTCTTCTAAATTCTTTACGGAGTTTTTTGTGTCGGCTTCTACTTCTATTTTATACTTTTCCATTTAATTTTCTTTTAAGTGCAACCTCTCTTTTAGACTGCTCTATTACGTCTTTAATTCTCTTTGGTATTTTGTATTTACCCTTGGCTATTTCAATGTTTTCCGATATTCCATAGAATTCAGTAATACTGACCATATCTAATATATTTTTAAGCATTTCCTAATTGATTAAATATTATTGTGTAAACTTCTGTCTTTTCTTTTTGCGGAAAATTAATAGTCATAATGACCTCATATTGCACATCTACTCTACTTGTATTTTCGGGTGCTGTTACTGTGATAATTTTATCTTGCTCAACAACTAAGTCGCTAAAAAGTAATGGCGTTTCACGAGTATCAAATGAAACATTTCTAGCATTGTTTGGAACTAAAACTTCTAATTCAATTAAGCTAATTCCTTCAAACCCTCTTTCCATTCTAATAGGTTCCACTGTTATTCTTCTTCTTACCGGTGCAAAATCATTTAGCAGAGTAAAATCACAAACACCGCTTCGCAATTCTATCTTCATGTCATTAATGATATATCTCTTATCTCTAATTATTAGCCTATCATTTAATTTTAGATTTGTAATGATTGACAATGGCAATACCGCTTTTACATAAACCAATCTATTCTTGTTGCTGAATAAACTGATTAGATAATCATAGTAATACTCTTGAAACAAAGAACGGTCTATTGGCTCCAACAACATTGTGCTAATATCTGCACCAAAGTTTAAAGTATAATAGTTTGGAGAAATAAATAAATCTTGACCAAATGTTACATATTGACTTTCAGATATATAATTGATTCCGTCATAAAAATAGAAATCGCTAAATGTATTTTGAATAATGTCTTTATATAATATAATCGGTTTCGGAACGTATGGTTTAAAGTCAGGACCTTTTGTAAGGCAATATCCTACTTGTATATTTGTTCCGCTAAACTTGTTAAATAGTAGTTGTTCAAATGGTAATTGGATATTATATTCAGCACCGTCATATGGATATTGATAATCTAAACTACCATACTCTCTTCCAAAGAATTCTGCAAACTGTCTATTCATAAATGATTCACTCTTTTGGTGTGAAAACTTTATGCTCTTATATAGTTTAATTCGCTCTATTGTAATTTCATCTACATCTGTATATTGAGTAATATCATGTATATATCCTTTTGAGTACCAATCCTCTAATGGCTCTAATTCAAATACATTCTCGGAAACACCATAACACGTTAAATTAAATTCGTTTAATATACCCGTAAAGAAATCAGTAATCTTCATATCAGGCATATTTGTTGCTAAATCAATATTTGAAGTTGCAGTCTGAGTAGCACCCGTAATTATTATCTCACTAATCGGAAATCCAAACATTTCAAAGAATATTCTAGTTTGTGAAGAAAATGTCAAAGGCGACGCTGCACGAATAATGAAGTAAACAGTATTATCAATGATTGGATTGTTAAAGTCATTAATAGCGGTATAAGTATTATTACCACTTCCAACTATAGTTGTAGACAAAGTATTATTTATGTATACATCAATGTAATATGTAACAGAAGGACTACTAACACCCAATATAGAAATAGTAGTTTTATGAGGAACACCCGAAGACCATTGCCCTGCTAATATTTCTATTAAAGGCATGTCATGGTATCTAAACGTATCATTTACTAAGTCAACAGAGGTCCAAGCTGTACTTGCAGGGTCAGTAAAAACAACAGATGAAAAATCTATTCGTTGCCCGTCAGACAGAAATGTGTTTTCTGCTCTATTCTTTAGATATAAAAATGCTCTTTGGAATTTATTAGTATTTCTAAACGTACCAATAAAATTAACGCCATACGTGCCCTCAATTACTTTTAAGATACAATCTATCTTTATAGCAGGAAAAAGCTCGTCATATCTAATCGCACCGCCTACTGTATCAATATTATCAGAAGGAGTTGTTATGTTATTATATTGCCAAACCCTTTTGCTTGAGATCAGTGGATAGTATACGTCATAATCAGGTAAAGTGCCTATAACTCTATCTTCAATCTCAGAGCCTAAATATGGGTGCGTATATTCAGACATATCTAAAGACGCTAATTTGTCTTCTCCAATCTTATCTTTTAAAGAACGTACGTCACCATAAAAAGTAATAGTGTAATTATCTACTTTTCCCTTTTTCATGTTCGCTTTTTCAAGCTGTATCTTTCCCGTTCTAAATGGAATAAAGTCTATCTCTATAAATGCGTTTCTTCTTAATCTATGGTCTACATTTCCATCAAAGTCACTATTGTAAAAATGTTGGAATATAATATTGTTATGCGTTGAAGCAGGAACAGTAAACGATTGACTAAAATCTGTAAATACCTTTGATATATCAGATATATTTTGAACAGAAGAATTAACACTAATGTTTTCATCTTTAAATAATTCTAATCTTTGGCCTTCAATATATATTTGGAACGTTCTATTCATTATACCACTGAATTAATAATATCAAATGCATACTCAAAGTCTAATGTATAATTAATCAGCTTCGTGTTTATATCCTTGTATTTCTCTATACTCTTAGTCTTTAAAGTAGCAGGTTGTAGATTTACTAAAATTCTTTCACTTAATAATAATTCCTGCATAATGTCTTTAAAGTCCTCTTGGACAAACCCCGAATTTACTTTTATGCTTTTCAAACCATTTACATTAAACTCTTTGCGTTGGCCTTCCATAATATCGTAATCCATTTTACTCTGTAATAGATTATATGTTACTCCATTAGTTTCAATAGAATCATTACTTGCTTTAAAGAAGAATACTCTAGACCATGCACCCCAATAGTTTACAAAATCTACTGCGATAGGCTCGTATCTACACTCTTCCATTGGACGAAAAATTCCTTTCCATATACCCGTAAAAGTTTCATCATAAATTATTACACTATTACCCTCTTGATAGTGTAAATCATGTACTCTTGTAACGTCCATTACCATTTCACTAGAATCACTAACAGCATATAATACAGAGATTGATATTCCCGAAACTAAACCCGTATATATTACTGTATATGTAGCGAATTGATTTAATGAAACTGTAATATGACCTGGCGTAAATAATGGGTCGCAAGGGTCAACAAATGGATTCATGTAATAATGATAATTAAAACCGATATTTAATAACGTATTAGCTCTATCGGGATTTAACCCTTCTTCGTAATATCCATATCCATCAAAAGCTTTATATGTTCTCTCTTCCGAAAATTCTGTTTGTTCTTCTCCGATTAAATACCATGACTTTATAGAAACCCAACACCATTGAGAATTAGGGTTAGTATCCGCATAAGAACAATATAAAGACTGTAGTTCGTTATGTGCAAGGTATTCACGAATATATGGACTTATATTATAATGAGTTTCTGTATTTGTTGGACTTGGTATTGGCTTTGATGCTTTATGCGTTGGCAAAGTTGGTTTATCTACAATACTTCCATTCCATATCCATACCTCAATCTTTGTAGAAGTTTGTCCCGGTTCATTTATTGTTACAATCCTTGGTGAGCGTGCAAATATTTTCTCAGTTACTGCCATTATTCATTTCTTTAATTATTTCATTAAACATTGTTTCTATATCCAATCCGTAAGCTTCGGCAAACTCTTTCGGCAATCGTTTTAATGCATATGCAAATGGCTTAGTAAAAAAGAAACTTGGCTTAATACCATTCATATATATACCTCTTGCGATTGCATATTGTAATGATTTTCTAGTCATTAATCTACCCTTTTTATCTCTAGGTGCTATTCCTCTTTTGACAATCCATTTATCTAATTTCTTAGCAGGAGGCATTTTATCTTTATACGAATACGGTGTATTATACTTTTTCTTTTTTCCACTTACACCTTTGTCTTGAAATATTCCATATGGCTCCATTTCAAAAGATATGGTGAACGTTGTTTCGTTAACTGATGTTTGCCCTTTAAGAGAATTATATAAACGTTTAGACGCGTTCTTTTTAAGCCTTGTTAAATTAGACCTTGACTGCTGAATTACATACTTACGGAATTCATTTATTATCTTATCGCTTTCTGTTAAGTCCATTTAGCATATTGACATCTCGTTTGGTACTAAAATATCTATTGTCATGGTCCAACCCGATAGATAGTTTTCAAATCTTTCAGTAAATGGCTCCATTGTAGGGTCTGCCTCTAAATCCATTTCATCATTTAGATATCCTCTTCGTATCAGTTCGCAAAGGCGAATCAAAACTATTAATTGAGTATTTAATACGTCTTGTTCATTATCGTTTCCAATAAATTTATCTATCACATTTTCTTTGGAAATATCTACAACGTCCATAGCAATTATTGAAACATTGAATGTTAATACATTACTACTTGGTGTTACGCTGTTTACTATGATATGCGTTAATGGGAAAATAGACTGCTTCCAATTATCAATATCATCTAAAGAGCCAACAGATACCGTATTGGTAAAAGGCTCATTCAATAACGCTTCTCTTAATTTGTCTATGATGTAATAGTACGATTTCATAATTGGCTTTTTCTTACTCTTCTGTTAAACTCATTATTCTCTAATGTAACTCTTTCTTTTTCAAATGTTAGATATGTCAAACACTTAATAAGTGGTAATGCGGTAATTTCGTCAAACTTCGTAATGCCTCCTTTTGCAACTGTATATATTGATTGATACCACCCCCACCGCTTATTAAATTGAGTTGCTTCGCTAAAATCGCTTTCTCCTTCGTTGTCAACTCGTTCTCCAAAAACTCCACTAAACCTATCAATAATTCGGAGCCTAAATTCCAAAAAAAAACATTCGCCCCAAGTGCTACATCTAAAGGCATGGCCTTCATGACTTCTGCATAATTAATGCTAGACTCATATGGCTCTATTTCGTATTTATCTCTTTTTGTTTCAATGATTGGTCTATATAAAACAGCCATAGCATTATGGAATGTTTCCCAAGAAGCCAAATAGCTTTCAGCATCAATATGCTCTTCCCAAGATATATCTTCAAGGCTTGTTATGAATCCAAATTCCTGCTTGCCTAATTTAAATCTCGTTACCATTCCATGCGGCTCGGAAAACATCTGCTGCAAACGGAGTACGATTTCTTGTATTGAGTTGTATTTAATCTTTAGCACTTGGCTAAATGGTATCTTACAAAATATTGATATTAACTTTCTTGCTTGCACTTCCTCAGAATCGTCTTTGTCTTGTACTTTCATTAAGAGTTGGTATTGCTCTAATGTAATATCACTTAATGTTGATGGAATGTATATTTCTGTTGTCATAACTATATAACTATAATTTCGTTTTTTGTATCTCCTATCTAATATGGTATTTACCTCTATTCGGATTCGATACAGCCGTATAGATGAAATAACGTGCAGCATCAATGCAATGATTCCATTCATCTTTCGGAATACTCTTATGGCTTTTATCTACCCATGAATAGTTATTGAATTCCTTAATCATGTTTTTGCTATCCTTGTCAATTACGATTTGGTATTCACTCATAATGCTGATTCCTGCTGTAACACTACCTTGACCTTTCTCGGCTTCCATAATGTTTAAACCTCTCTGTCTTAACTCAGTAATTAAACGTGGCTCTGCACTATCACCTACAATTAAAGAACGCTTTGCAAATCTCTCATTCATTACATATAGCTGTCCCGTATTCAATCCTACTTCATAGAAACACTCCTTTAGATATATCACTTTCTTTTTTCTGTCTACTGATACATGTATTAGAGTTGAAGGGTCATTCGAGAATCCATAATCTTGTCCGTAACCATTAATATCTGTTTCAATAAATTCACCGATAATCCAATTACCAAATACCGCTCCCGTTGGCTGTGCTCTTTCTCCATTTCCATATACTTTCCACCAATATGGGTTAGTGATTTTGCTCTCAATATCCTCTATCTGTGAACGTGTTAAATGTGGGTTGTCCTTGTATGTAGTAATTAATGGTGGATATTTATCTATGTACTTATCTAACCAATGCTCTTGTGGTAATGCAGGATTGTAGTCTGCTATAATTCTGTATCGTGTTCTAGGCATTAATTGGTCAATCGTTTCTTCGGGGAATTGGTGTGCTTCGTTTATCCAAAGTATATCTCTTGCTCTACCATGTATCTTGTCGGGGTTATCCGCTCCATAGTAGTTTAGATAGTTTCCAAAGAGATTATAGATATGGTCTGTCTTATTGTGTAAATCGTCTCTGTAAAGTCCATGCCTTAATAGCACATCTTTCATATCTTTCCAAGCAGTAGATTTTAAGGCCGAATATGTATCACGACAAACATCAATCTCCATTCCTGCATTTGCGTATGTCTTACATAACCATATTAGATAGTAAACTACTGCATAAGTTTTACCGCTACGAGTACCACCTTGTAAGAGAGTAACCCGATCTTGCGGAACTTTTTTCTTTAGATATGTAAAATTTGGATTTGCTCTATGACTGCTCATCGTCTAACCAATCAGGCAACTGACCTTCAATATAAGTCATGTGCTGTTCTACTCGTTCAATATAACCTCTATCTTTTCCTTTGGTCTTTAGATAGAAAATGATTCCCGAAATATTGCCACTCTGTATCTGCTTGTGTAATTGGCTTTCAGCAAAGTCTAAAGCTATATTCTGAATATCGTCTACCTGCTTTTTAAACTCTTCATCATTACGTAACCAATCGTAATATGTCCATCTACTAACACCTACACTTTTACAAGCACTTGTTACAACACCAAGAGATTTCTCTAAAGCATCTAACATAGCCTTTTTATTATGTAAGGTTTTGAGTGGTTGACTAGTTTTCTTTTTCGGCTCTCTCATGGTCTAATCTAAATTTGATTTGTCTATTGGTCTCCCATGCTTTCTTGTATTCTACGTCTTCAAATAGTTTTGAGAAACCGGTAATATGTTTTAGCTTTAGTAACTCTTCTGCTTCCATTCCTAAGTGGTTACATATCTCATTATCTTCCCAACCATTCTCTAGCATCTTAAATACCATGTTGCTCATTCCCGAAATGCTATGGGCTCCTCTTGCTCTATTGTGTCTTACGGTTGCAGCCATTCTTTCGTTAATATCCTTTTTGATAACTACTATTGGTAGCTTTCCATGGTTTCGTTCAAATATATCTTTGTTGTTCTTACAAGTGAAATATCTGTGGAATCCGTCAACGATAATGTACTTGTCTATCTCTTCATCGTAAATTGTAACTGTTGGTTGCGTGTAACCGTCATGCAGAATAGATTTGTAAAGCAATCCCATTTCTACTTTTGCAACTGAGTTTGGATTGTAGTCATTTGGAAGCACTCTGTCAATATCTACCCATTGAATTAAATCTACGGGTTGGCTATTGTTTGGACTTAACTCTTCGTGTATGAATATTCTCAATTCATTAATGAATCCTAATTTGTCTTCTGCTTTATCGAAAGCGTCTTTTAGTATTGGTTTAATCTTGTTCATGATTGTCTTTTACGTATTCCATTAATTCGTTTATCATTTCGGTGTCAAAGTATCTAATGCTTTGTAACATTTTTTTATCTCGTCTTCCGTTCCTAAATATTCTGTAACTATAAACATCACCTTTCATTTCCCAATTCCTAAACTTGGTAAAATCCCAATCACTAGAAAGTATTGTCTTAATTAGAGTTTTATAGTAATCATCAATAATTAAATCTGCTGAGTATCTCTCTTGAGTAGATTCGTGTTTACTCTTAAATGCATCTTTATAAATGTTTTCTTGGATAATGTGTTCTGCCAAATATAAACAATACTCTTTCCAACTTTCAAACATTGGCGGTAAATCCTTTGGACAAGTATAACTATTTCCTTTTAAATGCTTTATAGTATTAGCACCATTAATTCTTGTAGAAATCTTTTCCCACGTTTGAGGCTCAATCTCTTGTATTAACAAAAGGCTATTTAATGCAGTTTCGTGATGAACATTAGATATTCGCATTTCATTAATTACAACTCCATGACGATAATATTCATCGTATATCTTACAGTATTCCCACTTGTTTTCAAATATTGCTTTCCAAACATCTGTATAACTCCAATCGTATATAGGATAGAATGTGTAATGCTCTTCGGGTTTGTTTAATCGTTTAGCCCAGGTTATCCATTTGTACGTAACATCGTAAGTTAAGGCCACTGCTCTCTTTGGGCTTTCTTCTGTTCTAACTCCTGCAAGATAACATACCTTTTGCCCTTTATAATCAACTTTCAGAATTGCTCCGAATAAGTCATGGAATCTATCTGTCTTAAATACATTCTCTTTAATAGAGATAGGGTCTTTTGGATGAATCCATTTGTCCGTTTCTTCCTCGTCCCAACACTTACTATATCTATCGTATGAAGATGCATTATTTGTAATTACCATAGGCATCTGATACCATAATGGCTCTACTCTTTCGTCATACATTACCTTTCGGACTAAATCAATAGTACCCTCCCACTCTGCTTCTTGGTCTAAGAACATAACCTTTAATGGTAATCTATTCTTTTCTTCTGCTACTTGAAGAGCTAAATGTAATGTAACAACACTATCCTTTCCACCCGAGAATCCAATTATTACTGTTGGGAATTCATCAAACAAATATCGTATTCTTTCTAATGCTTTATCTAAAACATTGTCCTTACTATATATTTTCATTTAGCCACGTTTTTATGTACGTAATACATTTTTTGTTGTAATCAGACATCACAAAGTTTTTACCATTCTGCATAAATATATAACCACTATTTCCATAACCACAACAGAAATCTCCAATGCAATTATATTTCGTAGCCAAATGATTTAATAAGTCAATTGTAGTATTGTAAGTTCCATCTATATTAGCCATATACAAATAACATTGTGCCTTGGCACCATTAAGATTAATGTCTAATACTTTATTTGGAATTGGTAAATATCTACCGTCTTTTTTACCACTAACAATAATAATAGGTACTTTTGAATTCATAATGATATTCGATACTCCATTCATATACTCTTGATATGAAGTGCTCTCATTTGAACGCTGATTGAATTTTTTAATTCCTGCTACCCATGACAATTCAGTATACATAATATCGCATTGGTCATATTCAATTGGTAATGACTTGTTTGTAACGTTATTATACATAGCAATGTTTCCATTGATGCTAACATAATCTGTATCTGAAAGATTGGTAGCAGGACTTGTTAATGCCGAATGATATATCAATCTTTTATTTCTTGGCATCTTTCTCTAATCTATTAATAGTTTTTGATAATCGTTTTTCATTTAGCTCATTACCTCTAAACACCATGTTGTTATCAATTGCCATTTGTGCACAGTAACCCATTCCACAACAAGGGTCCAAGATAATTTCTCCCTCTTTTACGAAAGGTTTTATTGCTCGCTTTAACGTTTCTAAACCATAAGTATCTTTGATTGAGTCTAAATACCCATTTGGCAGTTGAACGTTGCTCTTAGCGAAGATATGCAAGTGTAATGGCAACATTCTGCTTCCCGAACGATATATTGGGTGTGCTAATCCAATATGTTTTAGTCCATGCTTAGTACCTAACTCAATAATATCTTTTTCCCATTGAATTCCATACTCTATAAATACAATGTCTTTACTGTATTTGTATGCAATCGAAAATATTTGATTTAAGAAGTTGTTGTAATCAACATGTTCTTTTTCGGCACCCGTCATTTTGTTATTCATCGTTTGCCAATATGATAAGTTGCCTTGTCCCCATGGAGGGTCTGAATATACAATTTGTGCTAATTGACCTTCCATTAATTTGTCAATTCCATTCATTACGTTAGCATGTTGTACTTTATGCTTTCCGATAGATTTAATCATAACTCTGCTCTATTAATTAAAATTGTTTCTGTAATTGGACTACCCATGGTCCAATATGTTTTTCCTTGTATATCTAGGTACGTGTATTCTCTTCCGTAAAACGTCTTTTTATAGCCATGCTGTCTTATGTATTCAACAACGCTACGAAACGCTCTTACATCAACCCAATCATGTATTAAAGTGTATTCATGTGGATTCTTTGGCATTGTCTTAGCAAATTTATATTTACTAGTTAGTAATAAGCTTTCTACGTCTTCGTAATTCATCTGATATAAAGTTTTGTGTTTTATCGTAAACTCCTAAATTAATCGTTGAATATGCTTTGCTTTTTTCATTCCATAATCTTATCATTATAAAATCTAATTCAGACACATAAATTTTTTCAACTACATATTCTTGACCTAAGAATTCAATAGTCATGTCAGGATATCGAAAACTCATTTCCACAATTTGGACACATTACTTGTTGAGACTTGTAATCATGGAGCATTTGGTTTGCAAGTTCTTTCGCCTTTTTATTTATCTCTTCCTGCGTAACCATAGAAGTATCTATTGATGGCTCATAGCTTGGAGTAAAAGACTCTGTATTAAATGGTAAATCTAAAGACCAATCCGTAAGGTCATTAATACTCCATTCATTTGCAATCATATCCCAATCCCATTCTCCAAAGCTAATATTATCTTTAATGATAAATTCTTTCTTCTGCTCTTCTGTAAGGCCTATAACTTTATGTACGAACACTTCTTTTAAGCCAAGCTCTTTACATGCCGCTAATCGCATATTACCGCCTAACGCAACCATATTTTCGTCAACTATGATTGGTCTTAATTCTAGCATTTCGGGAAATTCTTTTATAGACTTTTTTAGCTTATTGAAATTTACCTCACTAATACTTCTCGGATTGGAATCGTTTAATTTAACTTCTCCAATTTTTACTTTTTTACTGTGCATATGTACTATGTAATTGTTTCAATTTATTTACTATATCTTTCCAACAACTAACGCATTGTGTTGGCTCTTGCTTCTCAGAAAATACTCTATTGTAAATAGTAAGTAATTCTTTTTGTGTTGAAGGCTTAATTTGTTTTGGCTCGCTTTTTAAGAATTCATCAATAAATGTAAATTCATGCTCTTCAAAACATTTCGGACTTCTTCTTTTAAACAATGAAATTTTGTTTAATTTCTGCTTTCTCTCTTCGCAACCGCAATCCTCTCCTGCGATAAAATGTACTAAGGCCTTAATGCCAGTAACTTCTGTAATGCTCTCAATCACATCACCTAACCCAACCATATCAGGCATATCATTTGTTGTTTTCTCCGCTTCAATTTCAGCCTTTGTTCTTCTTTTTCTTTTAACAGCCATTTTGCCCTTTTTTTAGTTTATAAAATAGATTACTTAATTCTTTGAGATCATGTTTCAATGCTTCTATATGTTGAATTGATTCTCTCAATTCATTTTGCAATTTTTCTTCATCTTCTTCAAGAGTTTCAATTATACATTTCTGCTCTCCAATTTTGGATATTAATTCTTTAATTCCAAGTTCTAAATAAATATTTTCCATTATATCCTTTCGTAATCTTCGTTTAAATAATCTTGATAATCTTCTCCACATATATCTTTTAATCTTGTCTTGCAATTCTTAATCGTGTTGAATATACTACTAAGACTTATATCTGCTCCTTTGGATATTTTACGCATACTAATCTTGTTTTTTAGATATATATTAAATAGTCTTCGGTCATACTCAGTCCAACTATTAATTTCTAATTCAATTTGATATCGAATCTTATCGTATGCAATGTGTTGTGTTTTTGTTTCTTCGGCATAAGAAATATTGTATATTGATTCTATTGATACTTTTACGTTTTTTTGCTTCTGCTTAAAATAGTTTATGTACGTGTTTTTTAAAGTTAACCACACATAAGGCCTATTTATTTCTCCATCTATAATTACTTTTTCATGCGAGTTGTAAGTGTAAAATCTTATGTACATTTCTTGGACTATATCTTCTGCGTACCTATCTTCTCCAAATGACCTTACAATAGCAACCCATTCTTTATGATTTTTACAGAGTATATCAATCCAAGCTTTACTCATTAATTTATATTATAGTAGCAAATGTATGAAAAAAATAAACCCAACTATTCAGTTGGGCTTTTAAATTTTCGCATTATATGTTTTGAAACGTACTTATCTAACTTTTTTAGCGTCTCTAGATTTGTCGGTTTGCTCTCTAAGAATCTATCAATATGATACTGATGAAATTTATCTCCTTTGGCTTTAATCTCTTCGACAATTTGATTTCTGCTTTTTGTTAGTAATATGGTCTTTAATGCATTTCTTAATTCTTCATCTTTGATATACATGTTTTATATTAAAATGGTAAATCATCATCATCCTCTGCCATTTGTCTTATAGCTTCTTCTTGAAAGTTACTCTCTATATTCCCCATTGGTCTAGTAATAACTTTTGGCTCTGATTCTTTACGAGGTTCGGACAAAGATACTGAAAAATACTTTACTCCGTTTTTAGATTCATTTAACCATAATGAAATTAACATATCTTTTCCGTCTGCATTTATTGAGCCAATATAGTCGGGGTGTTTTTCAGAAGACTTTTTATTATTCTTGAAAATTGCTCCTTTGTTTATTTTGTTTTCCATTTTATGAATTTATTAATTTGTTTACATTTTTGGTTTTTAAATATTCGTAGTATTCTCTACAAATTTCTACTCTTTCTTTTATGCTTTCAATAACACTTAAATCCTTTTCTATCTCAAATGCTTTTACTCTTTGCTCATTTGGAATGTGGCTAAATGTATGCTTATCTCTTACATACTTCTCTATTGCATCACTATCATCTATTTGATTCATCTTCCAATTTTCTCTACGTATTTCGTCCAAAATCATTGTTTCGGGCGTATCAATTAAACAATATGCTAATGTAGAAGTATCATGACCGGTTAACCACATATATCCTTGAAGCTGATAATAGTAATCTTTACTTGTTATTTTGTCGGCAAACCATGGGAATGTAGTTCCATCCCAAGAGCTCTTAACATCTGCTAATACTGTGTCCGTACAAACGTCTGTATGACCTAGTATATATTCATTCTTAAAATACTCCTGCCCTCCATTCTCAATATAGTCAAATGTTAAACCCCAATCTAATACTTCGTTGGCTAATGCTATTGCGTCTTTTTCTACTGCTATACCCTTATCTGTGTATCTACTCCAAAACTCTTTTCTGATTCCGTATTCTAATTCCAAATACACCTCCTGCAAATATGTTTTTGTAGTTTCGGATAAGACCTCCCCCTTTGTTCGGGGGTTGGTCATTATCTTTCCAATACTTGAGCATCTAATTAATAATTCTTTGCTTTTCATACATTTAATAGTTTTACAAATTCTGTTTGTTCTTTTGTTAAAGAAAATTTATTTATTAATTCTTCCTTTGAAAATTCATCGTTTTGAATTGCTATTATAGCACTTTTAAATCTAGAATCTGTCAATGTTGGTTTTTCAATTGTAGGCTGTTTTATCTCAAACACTTCCTTTTTAAGCTGTTCTCCTGCAGCATCTAAATCCTTGTCGCTTACAAGTCCTAAAATACTTACTAACGAGTATCTTCTAAAATAGCTTATGGCTGAACCGTATACTTGAAAATCATTCATTCCATTCATCTGTACTCCTTGTGGCATTCTTACAGAACTTTCTATCTTCTGCCCTGTTGGAACATGGAATATTATAGTTCGTATCTTTCCATTATCTTCAAGAGGTTGTGAGAATCCCAAATCATGTTTTTGTAAGTACGGTGTAATTACCCTAATGATTTCTGCTAAATCTACATAATTATATCTATGCCCTTTAGCATTTTGGAATAGTATTGGAACTTCCTTTTGAAAATCTGACAATGATTTCCA